GTGTAGCTGCCAGCCGTTACCGCCGTGTCTGCCAACTTGTCAGCAGTTACGGCATCGTCTGCAATGTAGGCAGTCGCAATCGCCGTGCCGTTCCAAACGCCTGTGGCAATCGTGCCAACACTTGTCAAGCTTGAACTGACAACAGCAGAGCCTAAACCTGTGGCGTCAAGAACCTTCGTCCCGTTAATACGAAACTCTTTGCCGCTAGCAATGTTGACGTGCTCAGAAAAATCCCAGCTGTCTGTGCTGTCTGTCCAAAGAATCGTGTGATCGGTAGTCCCTTTCAGTGTTATCCCGCCGCCGTCAGCGGTGGCGTCTGACGGCGTGGCAACAGTGCCTAGCTCGATGCTCTTGTCATCGACCTGCAGCGTTGTGCTGTTGATCGTCGTGGTTGTGCCATTGACCGTCAGGTTGTTTGTAACCGTCAGATCGTTTGCAATCGTGATGTCATTGGCAAGCTTGTCACCCGTGATCGCATCATCTGCAATATCTGAAGTCGCCAGCGGGTAAGCAGACAACGAAAATCCGGGTTCATAGGCCAGACTGCTCCACGCCGTGCTGCCATCGCCAATCTTTAACTTGCCAGTGTCTGATTCATAGCCAAGCTCACCAGCCAGCAAAGTCGGGTCAGCGCTAGTCCAATTCGCCGCAGTATCGCGGCGTTGCTGCATTTGAACTCTGACGTTTGTTGCAGTCATGAAGCAGCACCACCCCCTTGGAGTATAGATGTTGCAGCCGTTTCGGGATCTGCATCATCCGAATCCATGATAAAAGGAGCTGTCCCAATAAAGGCAAAGGTGTTCACTGATTCCTCTGCTCCTAGCTCCGCAGACTCACCGGCCAGCACATAAACCAAACGGACGCCGACAAGGTTTAGCAGCTCAACTGAAATGTCTGTGTAAACACCGCGTTGCGTCTCGATTGGTTTTTCTCTGTAGCGAAACAACGACTCAGCAGGTAAAACGTCTGCATCACCCCAGATCTCGGTTGGCAGCTTGAAATTTTGATGAAAGCCATTGCTGTCTAAAAAATGGTCCCTTATTTGGGTTGCTTCACTCTCTAAAAGATTGGTGTAAACCAATGTGATCTGATGCTGGCTCTGTCTTAACGAGTGCCTAAAACGTATAGGGCCACCAGTCGTAGTGGCTTCATCACTAACGTTCAGGCCGCCAAGGTCATAGTTGATCTGAGTTGGCAGGATTGTTGGAAAGTCAGCCATCAGATCACATAAGGCGGCAACAGCTCAAGGCTAACGGTAGCTGAAGTTTCGCTATTGGTCTGCTCAAGCTGCGGCGGCTCTGCATAGCGCCATAAATAATCAGCCGGAAACTCTAAATTGGTTGCAATGTAAATAGAGTCAGGCAGATCAAAAGTCTCAAAGATCCCGTGCATTGCATAGTGCGCAATCAAATTGAACCTTTCATCTGACGTCAGCCGATCGAATGACATTCGCAGAATGTGCCCAACTGCAGCGTTTGAATGGCGCACGCTTGAATTTTCACTATTCAAAACCGCAAACTGCGTGCTGGCATTAGTACCAGGCGTGTAAGTCCGTGTTGCTGGTTCTAGCTCTGGAAAGGTTGCCATAATCAGCAGCTGTCAGTTCTGTAAAGCTCATAGGACACCACCGTGGGAAGATCAATCGCTGTGTCTTTCCATTCTTGCGAGACGTTGCAGCTCGCTGCCGCCACTTTGTCTGTAAACGCAAAACCGCTGTGCGAGCTGACTTGGCAGGTGTTTTGCGTGCGGTAGTAGTTTGTAATCTGAAACGTTGGCCTTGCGCCAGACTCGCTGCAATTTTTAGTGCTGCCGGTGCATGATATGCACTTCGTGGGGCTGATTCGGATCTCTGCCGGGCCTTGGTAGGAAAGGTGTGTTGTCGTGTTGTCTGGGTCTGAACTGGTTTGAATCGTGTTGTTGTAAACCCTCGTGTTAGTCGGGACAACACTGGTCTCACCTAAAAGCCGAGGCGCTCCAAAACCTGACGCTGTAGAAGGATCTTTACAACGTCCCTCTGCTCTAATGTAATGATCGATATCAGCAGTAGTAATTGAAAGACTATAGTTGCCACTAATCGGCTCAGTCACTGTTTTAATGACTGTCTTCTCGCCAGTGTCCTTGTCAATCCTAAACCACTGAACCTGACCATCACAAGAGAAATCATCAGTCGATATATCTAGTTGGTCGCCAGGGTCATAAGTTCCAGAAATCAAGTCAAGATCTTGTGCTTCCTCTAAATCATCATCTGGATTGTCTTCTGGCTCAATAGGTGAAATATCCTCAACGTCAAGGACATCTAGCTCTGCTGTAGTTGATGCAAGTGACGGCGAATCAAAAGATGGAGCGTCTACACCTTGATTAGCTAAAGCAGTGTCATCGTCAGAATCATTTTCATCACAAGTAAAATCAGATCGACCAACGTCAAGACTCTCCCCAGCTCCTGCCGCAGCATCAACTATCCGAGCAACTACGCTGCGCTGTTGATTATCAATCGGAAAATGGGTGAGAGTAAAAACACAAGCGCCGCCGGTAGTCTTTTCGATACGCTCAATTTCGTACATAAAGTCATGGAATTCAGGGTTACCCACGGCAGTCTCTCTGCGCAAGCGAACACGGCAGATGTCGCCAATCTCTAAGGTGTTGCTATACGTTCCCGGCCTAACAGTGATTCTGAGAGTATGAGTGACATGTCTACGCCTTGCCAACTTGTAAGCCGCAACCTTAACGGCGTGATCCTCATAGGTGCAGAAGCTGCTTAAATCGTGTTGCTCGTAAGGACCGCTATCAGCCAAGCCGTCAAAGAAAACTTGTGTTGAGCGCGCAAAGCCAATATCTGCATCAGGCTGCTGCCTAAACATCATGTCATAGGCAATGTTTTGTCTATCAGGCAAGGGGATATATTCAATTTCAAATCCATCGGGCAAAAGATGCTCCTCTGTAAAAGTAAAATCAAAATCAATCTTGTCAGTTTTAATCGTGTGATCTGTATTGACGGGAAGCCTCGGCTTAAAGCTGTATTTGCCTTTTGACTGAATCAAGCGAAGCAAGAAATAATCGCCTGTTGTGGTGAGCCAGTCTTGCAGGTTTGTGCTTTCAGTAAATTCTCCGTTATAAAAAAAGCTGTTGGTGTCCGTGAAATTAGCCGCAGCCGTCATGCCTGTTGTGTCAATCAAAGTCTCAGCAATTTGACTTGACTGCCTAATTAAATACAAAGCAAGATCGATAAAGTTATTGCTAGGGCCTAACGTATCGTCAAGAATGCGGGTAACTTGCATCCCGTTGCGGACAAAGGCGTGCACCTGCTGATTCCAGCGCGTATCAGCATCATCAAAAGTGTTCACATAGCTAAGCGTCGTCATGTTGTCATAACGACCAGAAGTGCCGCAATAAAAAGGGCAATCCCAAACCGTTGCACCCGATAGCGTTGTTGTGCCGATATGGTTGCCGGGCGTCCAAGTACCCGCACGGCGATCGTATGTCTGAGCCCAGGTTCCTTGGCGACAAGCGCCTTTAAAAACGTCTTTGATCGGCAAAGTTGCCAAGCTGCCCTCACTAAGAACAAGCATCAAGCTGACTGTCAGCTCGTTTGTGTCTTCATCGTTTTCATATCTGGCTTCAGTTGCCCTAGGACTTACAAAAACTCCGCCGTTGCCACTCACTTGACGACAAAAAACAATAGGCACAGGCTCGCCAATGTTTGCCGCTTGTTGCGGTGAGGTCAAGTTTTTAGCAGCAGCTGCAGCAGCCTCAACAGCAGGCGCGTCAGAAACACCGTTCTGCGCAACAAGCAAACCAAGAGGATCGGCAATTTTGATTGTCATATCCGCAAAGGTGCTCCAATCAAATAGGAGTTGTATTTACGAGGTGGCACCTGCGCCCCAACTGGAGCCAAGGCGCTGCCTAGACGCAATTCTAGGCGAGTGAAAGTGCCCGAAATGCTTTGAATTTGCCCGGTAAATTCTGCTATCAAGGTTTGCGATGACTGCGGAGCATCTTGCGCGCCAATGCTGTTAAACTCATAAATTTGAACCTCAACAAAACGACTCAGGTTAATCGCAGAGTTGACAGATGAAACCACGCTGTTAGTCGCTGGAATCTGAATTTCTAAATCTTGGCCTCCTGCTGCAGCACTTTCCGTAATGCCGTTGACAGAAAACGGCATGAATGACCATGAATTGCTGTCAAGAGTCACCGTTTGGTTGACGTAATAACTCTGCCAACGTACATACGTTGTCGAGGTGTCAAAGATCCTTAGAAATTGGCTTTGTGATCTATTGCTCATCAGTAGATCCCCTGATAACGACGACCGCCAACAGTCCGAGAATTTCTGAAGACTTGATCACCAAAAGACTTGAGAGCACGTTCAAGATCTAAAACAGTTACATAATTTTGATTGTTCTGCTGAAGCACAGGGCCGGTTGTGATTTGAACTGTGGTGTTAGCAGCCCCGCCGCCTTGGCCTGTTGCTGCTCCAGGGCCAACAACACCGCCATCAGCAAAAGCTGGGATAACTGACTTGCCACGCATACCGCCCAAATAGTTTGCAGAAGCGCGCGCCATTTTAGATTCCGGCACGATGTACTCACGCTCGCCACCTTCGCCCACCACTGCCATGGTCGGACCATTGACGACGCCACCCTCTGCGAATTGAGGCGCTTTTGCTCGTGGAACAGTGCTCAGCTGGCCTAAGCCAACAGACCTAAGAGCCCTATTGGCGCCGCGAATCATGTTATTGACGACTCCGATAACTCTGTTGATAGCGCCGACAACGGCTCTAATCATAGAGTTAACTATGTTAATTACAACGTTTCTAGCAGCTTCAAAGGGTGCCCTGATAAATCTGCCAAGGGACTGAAATGCTGATTTAAGTTTTTCAATCATTGCAGAACCAGCGTTGACGACTGGATCGACAAACATCCTTTTGAATTGCTTGAATCCGTCGGCAAAAAGACCGCCTATTGCAGTAAAAGCGGTGCCAATTTCATCCCTAAACGCAAAGATTGCAGCACCGCCTGCGACCAGAAGTGCGACCCAACCAACAGGACCTGAGAACACACTTAAAACAATCGCGCCAAATGTCTTAAGGCCGCCAATCAACCCTGTTATTACTGACAAATTACCTGCGATAGTTGCTCCTATTTTTAGCCCTGCAAGCGCACCAAAGGCTGCGGTTACTGCTAAAATGAGAGGGCTAAGAATAAGCATTGCCCCGCCTAATGCCGTCACCGAGGCGACAATGCCCTGCAACGGGCCTGGCAGCTTGCTGAAAGCAGTAACAACGTTTTCAGTCAAACTAACCAATGCTTCCAGCGTAGGCAAAAGCGCCTCGGTTAATCGCAAGGTGAGATCGCCTAGCTTCTCCTGCATTTCTTCCACTCGGTCATTAAATGCAGCCGCCTTGTCCGCAAATTCTTGCGTCAACGCTGTGCCCATATTGCGGACAGCATCACCACCATTGTTGAGCAGTGGAATCAGCTCAGAGCCGATGCGAGTGCCAAATATTGTGGAAGCCAACGCGGCTTTGTTTGAACCGTCCGCCATGCCGTTAAAACGATCGGCCAAATCAAGCATCACCGCGTCAGTGGCTCGCAACTTGCCTTGCGCATCTGTAATTGAAACCCCAAGCTCTCGGAACGCTTCAAACATCGGACCCTTTCCAGTGTCCGCAGCCGTTTTCATATTTTTAGTCAGCGCCGGGAACGCGCGCTCAAGACTCTGAATGCTGGTGTCACTCAGCTCAGCAACCTTGCGGAACTTATCAAGTGTTGGCGCTGCAATACCAGTTCGCTGCGATAGCTTCGACATTGAATCAGCGGCCTCCAAATTACGTTTGGCAAACGCTGCAATTCCTGCAACACCCAGAACAGGCAAAAAACTGCGCATGGCACCAAGCGCCCCAGCGGCAGCGCCGCGCAGACGCCCCATTGCTGTTGTTGCTCTCTTTGTTTCGCCAGTAACTCTGCCTAAACCTTTTTGCAACCCACTGATCTGACCTTGCCCGACGACATTTGCCTTAATAGTCAAGGCGGTGGTCATATCCATTGCCATGGCTATTGCTTGCGATCGTTCAGCATCTCTATCACTTTACCCTCAATCACTTGCAAGTCATCTAGCAGCTCTCTGGCATTCTCGACCTCGCACAGCTCAAAACACCAACGCACAGCGGTGTAATCAAGGCCGATCACTGTCCCGCCACTAGCTCGCCATTGAGTCTGCACACGCATGAACATCGTGACAGCAGGCCAAGCCGCAGGAATAACCTCAAAATCCTTAACGCGTTTTTTCTCTGGGATTTGAAGGCCAAACAGCTTCGCATCCTCAGAGGTGTCGTCAATTTCAACGCCGCCGCACCAATACTCGGCGGCGCCAATTAGTTTTTTCGCTTCTCCTCCACAAGCGAATTGAAGTAAGCCTCAATAAGGCAACCCGCCATCATGGGCAGCTCTAGCAGCTGTGCCTTCGAGCCTTTGCTGTATGGGATGACCTCACCGTCGCTGTCAACGATGCCCTCCCATCCAACAAGCACCTCATCAGCAATGCTCAGATCACTGATGTCAGCAGCACTCGAATCGTTGTCGATCCGCTTTTGCGCTAGCTCTTGAATTTCATTGATGCGAGATTGAGGCAGGCGCTTAAACTCTGCCTCAAACTCTTGCTTTTCCCGGCGACCTCCAGAGACAGGCTGACGATAAGTGATTGGCCAGCTGTAGGAGTCAGAGTCCTTAAGGACAAGTGCCATCAAGTGTAAGCAAGACTGAATTCATTATTGCCTGCCGATGTTGGCGTGGCAATGTATGGCAGTGTAAGCATCTGGATGCCATCAGCGTCGTTGTAAGCAGGTCCGCCTAGGTCAATCTGAGCAGCAGTAAACGTGACGATATTGCCGCCAGTGCTGCCATGCTGGAAGGTCAAGTTTCCAGTGCTCGTGCCAGTTGCATCCGTGAAAAAGTTATGAGTTGCAAGAGTGGTGGCCTCTACAACACACTCACCAGATGGCTCACGATTCACAATGTCGATGCTCTTAGTGCCACCAACTAGTTCGCGGTAAACCACCTCATTGGCAAGCTCGAAGCTAAGAGATTGCACAGCGCCGGCATAGCTGAACACCTCAAAGCTTGAGGTGTTGCCATTCTTGAAAACCAGAGGAGCCGCTTGGTTGCTGTAAGTCGGCGCACTGATTGCAGTGTCTGAGGGTGCATTGAAGACACCGGTCATCTCGAACGAGATGAAGGGAATAGCTCCAACCTCACAGTTCAGGCTGAAAGTTCCACGGCAGCCAGTCGCCTTGTGGAGAACACCATCATTGTTGAAGTAGATGGTGACAGAGCTTGGCGTTGCGTCACTGTTTGGCGCATAAGTGACGCTCGTATCAGCCACAGTGGTGGCAGTACAGCGGCAAGCCTCAAGCAACGGCCCATAAGCCGGAGCAGTGCCAGCGGTGCCAGAACCTGCCAGCTCTACCTCAAAGTTGAGCAACACACGTTGCTGAGCCAAGAGTTGATCAGCTTGGCCCAGGAAAGGACGAACAAGCTCACGATTGACGGTTTCAACCTCAAGAGGCGTCACCTCAACATTGCGCACCAGAATGGCATTACTGCCTACTTCTGGTGTTGGGTCGGTTCCATAGGTTGATTCTGTCTCAGCCAGAATCATCCGCTTCCTAGACAGCAGGGGCATGACTCCGCCGGCAGTTTTGCTATGTCGATCTTAGCAAGGTCAACCAGACGTGAGATCTGTTAATTCAGTCCGGTATTTGACAACAAAATTCATCCCAATGACACCAGCTGGTTGGTCAGCATCGATCTGCTCAAAGCTCACCGGACCGGGCTCAACATCGATCGCATAACCACCTGCGGTGAGGTCATTCAGCATCTTGCTGTGTACGTCCTCAGCGATTGGATCAGCCGCTTGATCAGGAACAGAAGAACGCACAATGATTGAGACACGAACGCCCAGGCTCCAATCCAAACGATCAAGCCGCAGGCTGTATTCAGGCGTGTCGCCTGTTGGTTCAATCACAAGCGCAGGTGACTCGCCGCGACTTAAAGGAACAACACGGCTGCGATAAATCCGCGA